AGAAAAGAAAGTAGTAGAGGACCTGGTGGAAATAGTAATCTTCAACAAAGTACTCAGAATAAAGAACTTAATCTTGAGAATTCTCATTATATTAATGGACACATGGACATCTTAAAGTTCATTGAAGAGAGAATTCAAAATACAGCAGGAATATCAAGACAAAGGTTAGGAGAAGTTCAAACAAGTGAACTTGTAGGTAACACTGAAAGAGCAGTTGTTCAGAGTTCTCATGTAACAGAACCATATTTTGCACCACATGATTTCTTTAAAATCAGGGTTTGTGAAGCAGTTATTGAAGTAGCAAAAGAATGTCTTGAGGGAAAACAAAAAAACTTTCAGTACATTACTGATGAATTAGCACCTGTACTCTTTGCAGTTGATGGTGATGATTTTGTCAATGCTGATTATGGTGTATTTGTAACTAATGCTACTAAAGATCAACAGAGACTTGATCAGAGTAAACAACTCTTACAAGCAGCTATTCAAAATGATAAAGTAGCTTTAAGTTCAGTAATTGATGTTATAAATTCTGATAGTCTTTCAGATATTAAAACCAAACTTGTACAAGCTGAACAAGAACAACAGCAGAATATTCAACAGAATCAAGAACAACAACATCAGCAAGCACTTGAAATTGAGCAAACTAAACAAGCTTTTGCACAACAAGAATTACAACAGAAATCTCAGGAAAATCAACTTGATAGGGAAACTCAGATTCAAATTGCAACTATTAAGTCTGAAGGAGAAGCTGATATTAAAACTGGTGAGCAAGGAGCTAAACAATTAGCTGAACAAGGAAAACTTGAAGTTGAGAAATCAAAAGTTGAATATGAAAAGATTCTAAAAGAAAGACAATTGGCACTTGAGAACAAGAAAATTGATGCTGAAAATCAAAGAACTCAACAAGAATTGAAGTCTCAACATGAACATGAACACAAACTTGCTGATAAAGAACATGAAAATAAGTTAAAAATTGAAAAGATAAAATCAAGAAATAGACCAAAATCTACTAAAAAGTAAATTTCTTGTACTTTAAAAATTTTTTAGCTATTAAGAAAGTTAAAATATTTTGCAAAAAATTTGCATAATCAATAAATATGTTTTACATTTGTACCCTTAATGTGTAAGTGAGAGAGAATATGAAGAAAGAGATAGATAATACACAAATTGATTTCAGTGTACTTGGAAATATGGCAATTCCTGAAATTGAAACAACACCTTTAAAAGCTGTTAAGAAGAAAGAACAGGAAGAGATTAGACAAGAAGCTATTGGAGAAGCTGATAGTATAGAAGATTTTGAAAAAGCTGATACTAAACCTGAAGGTGAAACCACAGAGGAAACTGAAGAGGCTGAACTTAAAGAACCATCAGAAGATACTGATGACAAGACAGGAAATGAAGAAATCTCAGCAATCAAAGGATTAGCTCTTTGGGCAAAAGAAAAGAAACTGATTAATTTTGAAGATGATAAGTTTGAAGATACAGAAGAGTGGTTAGAAAATACTCTTTCTGCTAAAGTTCAAAAGGATTTACAGGCTGAAATTCAGACTTATAAAGAAACTTTACCTGAAGTTATTAAAACAGTTCTCAATAATTATGAAGAAGGTGTTCCACTTGATGAACTCATTTTTAGTAAGTCAAGGGAAATTGAGTACAATAATATAACTGAAAAACAGTTAGAAGATAATAAAGAACTTCAAAAAAGAATAGTATCTGATTGGCTTTATAATCAGGATTATACAGAAGAAGAAGTTAATGATACAATCAAGAAATATGAAGATAGTCTTCTTCTTGATGATCAATCAAAAATTGCTTTAAAAAAGAATAAACTCTTTGAACAAAAGTACCAAGAAGGTCTTCAGAAAGCTGCTCAGGAAAAAAGAGATGTTCAGAAAGAGAAGTACTTGATTGCTGTTAAAAATCTTGAAAAAGAGATTCTTACATCTGAAGAGATAATTCCTGGAATTAAACTTAGTCAGGAAGAAAGAAAAAAGATTTTTGAAGCAAGAACAAAGACTGATGCTAAAGGAAAAACTCCTTTAACAAAAGCAATTGAGAATGATCCTAAAGCTTGGGATAAGATTACACAATTTATGGTACTCATGAATGGTAATCTTGATTCTGTTAAGACTAAGTTAACAACACAAGCTACTCAAAAAGTAAAAGAAACAGTAAATGCTATTCCTGCAAAGAATAGTACTTTAGAAAAGATAAATCTGACAAAGATTAAGAAAGCCATAGAGCTTTCTAAAAGACAAACAAAAATATAATTAAACATAAAACAAAATGGCAGTACAAGGTTTAAATGCATTACAGGTAAGTTATGCAAAAAGTTGGGCAGGTCTTACTACAGAGAACCATCTTTATAGTATTTATCAGAATGAACCTCAATTGGCATCTGATATTGTAACAGAGATTTTTAACAAGCAAGGGTATGTAGGTTTAGACAACTTTTTGTCTAAGTACCCAACACAAATGATGGACACTGATGGTGAATATCGTTGGATGTTAAAAGGTGATGATGAACGTGCAATTAAGATTGTAAGTTTCACTTCTGCTGCTAATACTGCTGTAGGTAAACCTGGTCTTAATCAGGAAGTTTTCCAGCTTGAACTTGAAGAAAAATTCTTCTCAGTTACAGATTACCTGATTTTTGATGACAGGAATTATGGAGTACGTGTAATCAATGATGGTTATGCTAATGGTACTAACTGGATTTATGAAGTTCAGACTATGAATGGTGCTCTTGGAGCATTTATTCCAAGTCAACTTTTACAAGCAGGTAGAAGGGTATCAAGACAACATGTTGCTGGAACTAATACTCTTGGTGATGAAGCATCAGGACCACAGTTTGCTTCTCATTTTGAAATGAGAAACATCTTTGGTACTCTTCCTTTTGAACAAACAGTTCCTGGTAATATGGCAAACAGACCTCTTTTAATTAAGATGAATGTTGGTGATGGAAAACCAGTTACAGTTTGGACTAAATGGCAGGATATTATAACTGAACTTCAGTGGAGGCGCATGAAAGCATCTCATCTGTTTTATTCAGAATACAATCAAAAAGCTGATGGTACTTTTGGTAACAAAGCACGTAATGGTTTCCCAGTTAAACAGGGAGCAGGTTTACGTCAACAAATTAGTCCTTCTTATAAATTCTATTATACAACTTTGACTCTTGATTACTTGCATGAAGTAACTCAGAATCTTAGTATTAACATTTTACCTGAAGATCAGCGTGAATTCTTGATTTTAACAGGTGAACGTGGAATGTTCTTATTTAGTAAACTTATTGAAGATAAGGTAGCAGTATTTAATCCTATTGGTAATCCTGATAGGCTTACAGGTACTGGAAACAACCTTGGATTCAGAGGTCAGTATAGGGTATTTGAAGGTTACAATGGAATTAAATTCACTGTAATGCACATGCCTGAGTATGACAATGTAGTTCATAATAGGCTTCCTCACCCTGATGGTGGACTTACTGAAAACTATCGTATGACAATTATGAATATAGGTACTACTAATGGTGAACCTAATATTCAGAAAATGGGAGTAAAAGGTAGAACTGACATCAAGTGGTACATTGCAGGAAGTACAAGTCCTTTTGGACCTCAAAACAATGGTGCTGGTGGATCAGAAATTGATGGATACAAGATTAAATATCAGACAACTCAGGGACTTAAATTGAAAAACCCATTGAGTGCTGCTGAACTTATTCCAAGTGTAAGCTTTACTTAAAAATATATCTGGGGTATCCCGTAAGATATTGTTCCTGGATTTTAGTTAAACATAAAAAGTACAAAGAAGATGAAGGATATGGAGAAGAAGGATGTACCAGTACAAGAAAAAGTAGAAGTACAATCAGTACAATCAGTACAATCAGTACAATCAGTACAGAAGAAAAGAGAAATAGATAAGTACACAGGAAAATTCTTGTTAAAACCATGTAAGAAAACATGGATAGAACAGATTGATCCTAAACATGATGGAGTGTACTTATTTAGTGAAACAAAGGATTATGCTGCTCCCTGCTTAGATGAAGAAACAGGTTTAGTAAGAACAGGTCTTACAGATCAGGAAGCAAGAGAACTTGAAGAAGAAATGGGACTTGCAAAAATGAGTCTCAGTCCATACAATAAAGCATTTTGGGCAGACTTTAAGAACTATCCTAAAGTACCACAAGGAGGAGTGATCCTTGATCTTGACAATTCAGCACTTGCAAAAATACAGTACTTATATTTAAAAGTTAATCCAAGAATAGCATTAGGTTATTCAGATGCACTTGAAGATCCAAGAAAAGAGTTAGTACTTACAAGTACAGAAAAAGAAGCTAAAACTCAGAGTTCTAAGATTAAGATTAAACTTTCAGCATTTGATAAGTTTAACAAAATGTCAGAACAGGATCAGGTTGATTTCTTAAAAGTTTATCAGGAAGGTAAATTTAAAGTCAATAAGAGTGCAAGTAGAGATTTCATCATGAGTACAATAGGAAAAATTGTAGATGAACAACCTCAAGAGTTCTTAGACACAGTTGATAATCCTTGGTTTAAAACAATGAGTTTCTTACAAGATTGTTTAACAGGAGGTCTAATCAGAAAATCAGGAGGAACTTACTCAGTAATTGGTGGAGATAAAATAGGAAATAGTTTCCTTGATACAGTTGAAAAACTGAACTCTCCAGAGTACAATGAAATTAAAATTTCTCTTAAAAGTAAATTAGATAACTTAAAATAGAATAAATGGATGTCAATACAGCAATTCAGCAATTTAAGTTAGGGCTGGATAAAATTGATTCCTTTAATTCAGCAAACTTACTTCCAGAAGAAATATCAGTCTACTTAAGTGATGCTCAGGAAGAGTTCATAGAGCAAAGAGCTTATGGGAATAATACCAAAAGATTAGGAGTTGAAGAATCCCAGAAAAGAGTAAAAGACTTACAAAGTCTGACACAAAATGATCATGCTAATCTTTTTCTTCCTTTTGATGTAATTAATAACAAACCTAATGGAAGGTTTGTACCTCTTCCACATGATTACAGACATGCAATTAATGAAGAGGCAATTATTGAAATTACAGACTGTAATAATGTTGTTCAGACAGAAAGAGTACCAATAGTGCCACTAACTCATGATAAGTACAATAGAGTAATGGCAAATCCCTTCAGTCAACCAAGTAACAACAAGGTTTATAGACTTCCTTATGGAAGAATAAATGGAACTGAATACTTTGAAATAATAGTTGCTCCTTATCAAAAATTAATTGATTATCAACTTAGATACATAAAGAATCCAAGAAAGATAGATCAAGCACAGATTCTTAAGCCATTAGGACTTCATGATACAGACATAATGGATCTTACAGATGAAAGTTACAGAGAAATTATCAGAATAGCTGTACGCAATGCTTTAGGAGACATAGAAAGTACAAGAGTACAAGAAAGTATACAAAGAAATCAAGAAATAGAATAAAAAGTATGTCATTAAATAAAATAGTAACATCAAGTAGAGGAAGGTTAGCACAACTTCTTTTAGGTCAGGGAAACAATCAGCAAGCTCGTGCTTCTGATGTTAATACAATAATTGATGGGATTCTTAAACCACCTGTAATTGGAGGAACTGCTTATGCAACTCCAACTTATTTAACTGCCTCTCAGTCTAATGCAACTTGTTTACTAAATGCAGCAGCAGGTAATGTTTTTGTTCTTCCTCCTGCAATTACAGCAAATATAGGAGTAACTTATAGGTTTTACCAAACTGTTACAGTAACAAGTAATGCAGCAATTATTCAAACAGCAAGTACAAGTGATCTTTTTTCATCAGGATCTTACATTGCAAGTTCAGTAGTAGCAACTCCAACACAATCAGGATATTCTCCTAATGGTTCAAGTAATTACTATATTAGTGTTAATGGAAGTACTAAAGGTGGAATTATAGGAGACTATTATGAAGTAACTTGTATAGCAGTTAATACTTGGTTAATAACTGGAACAGTAACTGCAACAGGAACAGCAGCAACACCTTTTGCAGGATAAAAAACACAAAATTAAAAAATTAAACAATTTAAAATTATAAAAAATGTCAGTAGGAATAACAAATGGAATTATCAATGTTCTGGTTGGAAGTAATGCTAATACTCCAATTTTACCAGGAACAGTTCAAATAACTGATCCAAGTACAGCAGGAACTTATATTGCAGATGGTCAAATTGTCATGTTGGATAGTACAGATACTCCAATGACAGGTGCAAAAGCCAATATTGGAGATTCTCCATATATTCGCTTTGTGCAAAGGTCAGGTGCAACAGCAGCTTCAGCTAACCTCAATTATAGTGCAAGAATACGTGGTATTGACCTCTATAAATGTATAGGTAAGAATTATGTAGCTCCTGCTGAACAGGTTACTAATTTAGGTTATAATGGTACTTCAGGTAGTATTGATATTACAAGTACTGATTATATACTTACAATAGTAAATGATTGGGATGATATGCAGTTTTCAAAAGAAAAAGACAGGGATGCTTTTGACTATTCAAGTACTAATCCTACTCAGTTATCAATAGCACAGAGTTTTTCTCAGCAAATAAATTTTAAAGGATACAGAAAGACCTTGCTTGGAACAGGTCCTTGGATTAGTGTAACTATGTTGAATGATGGTACAGGAACTACAGCAGGTGATACAAGTACAGTAGTAAATGGTTCTGATATAATCAACTTTGTAACAACAGCAGCAGCTTTTAGTGCAATAGGAACACAACTTAGGATTGGATCTGGTGGTGGTGTTACAGTACCTGTTTATGTAGTAACTGGAAATAGTACTACAGACACTTCTCTTAGTGTTACTCAATTAAGGGTACATACTTTTTATCAAGGAGCAAGTGCAACTCCTCAAACTACTTATACAGTTGCAGGAGCAACAAATTATGGTCTTGTATTTACAGGTCTTCCATTAACTTTTGGAATTCCTCCTTATTCAGATTGGAAGTACAAGAAAGTATCTTTCCATCTTGACAGGACAGGTTTCAATAGTACAACTTATGGAACAAGTACACAGGGTACTATAGGTTCAGGAACAGGTGCTCTTATTCAGGAACTTGAATACTTTGCACAAGGTTTTGAAGGTGCATTGAATAGAACTATCATACCTCTTCCTACTGGAAGACATGATGCAGTATTGGCAACTACTTATGATTTAATAACACTAATTAGTAAAGATAGGAGCTTTGATTCAGCAATTACATCAGTATCAGCACAGACAGTACAAACTGTTCTTGCAATACCAGTTGGAGCTACACAGATTGCAACTTTAGTTCCTCTTATCAATCAGTATATTGCAAGTGTACCAGCAGCTTTTCCAGCAGTTTCAATTGTTTAATAATTAAATAAAAATATAAAAATGGCAAGTCAATTCTTAGAAAAACATACAATAGTTACTGAAACTTTAACTCCTACAGCAGGTTCTGGAGGGAGTACTGTAGTAAGTACACAGACTGCAATTCCAGCAGGAGCACTAATTACTGAAGTTCTTATTCAAAATGTATCAGTAACTTCAACAACAGCCACTCTTGCTCTTAATGTTGATACTGTAACAATTACTACAGCAGCAGTACAAGGAGCTCCTACAGCTAACTTTTATAAAAGTATGGCAATAGCTTCAACAGGAGCAGTACCAACACTTACTTCCAATAATGGTGGTTTTGTAAGTCTTACAGTCAATAATGCTG